CGCGGCGCACCAGCTCCTCGCGCAGGTTGTAGGACGGCATCGTCACATCCACGCCCGGGTTGGTGCCGCTGCGCGCTGCGAGTCCCGCGCCGCCGCCGTAGGCAAGCCGGATCAGGCTGCCGGCAGACACCGGGGTCGCGCTCGTGCGCACCAGCCCGCTCCACTGGCTCTCGTTGGCCGTGGTGACCGCCACCCACTTGCCGGTGGCCTCGTCGTAGGCCAGATCCTGGATGGCGCCGGAGTCGGGCATGCAGCACTGCGCGCCCGCACGGAACAGGTGCTTCTCCTGCTCGTAGATCCACAGCGCCTGATCGGGCGAAGGCACGGAGGCCGAGATCTTGGCCTGGGCCATGGAGCCCGGGAAGGCCGCGTAGATGTCGGTGCCGGTGCCCAGGGTCAGGTCGGCGACGTTGGTCTCGGCGACTGTCGTGGTGCGCTGGTACGGGGTGGCGGTGGAGCCGGCTTCAACCTGGGCGCCCCAGAAAAGCACACCGTTTGTGCCACTAGCTGTTGCAGTGCTGCTGTTATCAGCATCAGCAACTTGCCAACATACAAGTCCCCCAGCCCCCCAAGCAATTGAGGTGGAGACAATACACCTGTACCAGCCATTGCCAGCATCTTGAATCAAAGCAGTGTGGTTTGCGGCAACTGTGCCTACCGTTCCAGTGGAAACATTGAACCAAGTTTTTTGTTGACCAGTATTGGCATCCATTAAAAATATAAACGGTATGCCTGATGCTTTTGCATAGATGGAAAATACTTTTGGCGTTGCGGACGTTACAAGAGAAATGCTCGGTATTTGGTAAAAACCGCGGTTTATACCCGTGGTTGTTGGATACACAAGATCGGCAGTTGCATATCCATCAGGCGCAGCCGCGGAGTTGGCAACTACAGTCGCAGTACCCTTAATCCACGCCGCATTGTCGATCTGCTCCGACCAGTTGACGAGGTTGTACCGGCTGGACAGGCTCAGCAGCGGAGTGCCGTGGGTCACGGCGACCTCGACGCCGTTGGCGGACAGGGCCAGCCTGCCGGCGCGGTAGGCCAGTTCGGCCTTGGTCCAGGTGGAGGTGTTGTACGAGGACGTGCTGACCGCAGTGCGCGTCGTGATGCCGTCGCTGACTGAGGCGATCAGGCGCGCTTGGCTGTCCAGGCCCAGGCGGATGTGGGGCTCCCAGTATTCCTTGACGGAGATGTTGTCCACGGTAAAGACCGAGGATGCGGACAAGCCGCGAATCCGAACATTGGAGTCCCCTCCGGCAGCGGCCGTAAGCAAGAACGTGAACGCCCCGCTGGCTGCCGGCAGGGTGTACCCGACGTTGCCGTAGATGACTCGGCATTGCCCGCCGGACGCGTGCACCTGGGTGATGGAGACGAGGTAGGTCCGTCCCGTCACAGGCGCCGAGACAGGTCGGGTCAGATCCGAGTTGTCGGCCCCAGCAGAGAAGGTTGCAGCACCGCCAGAAACAGACCACCCCGTGCCCAAGGTCCACCCGGTGGAGCCGGATGAGAAGTCCCCGTTGGTCACCAACTCGCTGCCCGTGAAGACCGTGCTGCGGTCAACCAACCAGCCGGAGTTGTCGTAGGCCAGGAACTGCCCGGGCTTGTAGAGGGTGGCTACGGAGCCTCGGTTGAGTTGAGCGCCGTAGATGTAGATGCCAGAGGTGCCGTCGCCGGTGTAGCCAACGGCTGTTGTGTACAGACCAAAATACAGGACCTGCAACGAAGCCGACGTTGCAACCTGGATATATCTCACCCGGAACCAACCGTTGCCCGCGTCGACTACGGAAACTAAGGGAGAACCGGAAACGGTAGTTACTCCGCCAGTTAGTAAGTCAACGATAAAAACAACGGTTTCACCGATGTGGTAGAACTGAACCTTAGTTCGTTCTCCAGCCTTTAGATAAACCGAGTGAATGTAAGTTGTCCCGGCTACGACAGCCGCAGACTGACCGCGCATCGAGTGATCAACTGCCGCGGCAGTATTCTCGACGATCTTCTCCGCAGTCTTGTTCCCGAACGGGTCCGTGTACTGCACGGCCGCCGGAGCCGCTGTGGTGCGCTGGTAGTCGCCTGGGACGGAGCCTAGGACGAGTTGGGCACCCCACAGGGTCACTGAACCAGTCGCTGTTGGGTTGTCTGCACCTCCGCTGGCGGAGGTTGCTGGGTACATAGCGAAAGAAAGATTAGTATTGCCCGTCGAGTTATTCGTGATTGTGGTAGACACCCTCCACCAAGCACCAACAGCAACGGCAGATCCATTCGATCCTGTAACGACTCCTGTGTCCGTGTTAAAACGGAAATTTATATTTACCGCCGTACCGCCTGTTAGGGAGGCGTTGATTCCGAACGTAGGCGCGGTCCCTCCAGAAGTCTTAAGCACGTAGATGCTTATGGTGTATGGAGCGCTGTCATTGGCTACAGTAATAGTGGCGCGACTGACACCCTCATAAACGGACGTGCTGTTGTCCGACAGCACCCAGGCGGTTTGATTCCCGGCCGGCGTTACCGCAGTGCTTGCGACAATGTTCTTTTGATTGAGGGCGACCCACGCTGCGTTGCTCAGGTCCTCACTCCAAGTCAATAGATTCGTTTGCACGAAGCTGTTGGTCTTGTTCCAAACCGCGTTCTCGAACTGCTCCGGGAAGGTCAGCAGGTTGTGCGGCCCGAAGCCCGAGGTGTTGAGCCACGCGCTGACGTTGAAGTCGCCCGTGCCGAAGTCCAGGTCGGTCGCGTAGGGCTCGCGCAGGTAGTCCAGGTTGTCGAAGCCGCTGTAGGCCACGAGCTGGGCCGCGCTGGCCACGGCCGTCTTGGTCAGGGAGCCGGCAAGGGGGATGCCGCGTCCGGCAAAGGACGATGAGGCTCTGACAGACACGTCGGCAGGGATCTCTTTGACCGAGATGTTGTCGATGTAGGCGTCCGCCCCGAAGCCCGCGGTCGCAATACGCGCGATCCGAAACGCGCCTGTCGAATACGCGAAGCCGGTGATGACCTTTCGCCCCGGAGTGCAGGCAAACGTAATCTCTTCAACGGGGCCGAAGGGCACCACCTTGAGGAACCCACTAGAGCCCGGCAGCACATCAAATTCAATCTTGTAGAACCTGCCAGCGGTCAGCGAAATGGTTTGCGCCAGCGTGCAGTTATCGGACGACCCGGTTGTTTGAAACCTTGCCGACCCGCCAGAGATCGTGACCGAGTTGGTCCCCGCGTTGGTGATGGTCCAGCCCGTACTTCCGCTGCTGAAGTCGCCGTTGGAAAGAAGCTCGGTGCCGAGGGAACCAACCTCAACGTCGGACAGGTAGGCGCGGCGAATGGCGCCGTGCATGAAGCCACTGTTGATTGAGTTGGTGATGCGGGCAGCGGCTGATCGTTGCCCCGCACCGTTGTCTCGGAACAGGTAGATGCCGTTGGGGGAGCCGTTGGTCGGCAGCGCCGCAACGCGCTTTGCGTTGACCCTATTCTTCTCCGTGTTCGTTGTTGGATACGAGGTGGTCGGTGGGGTAATTGCGCTGTCGGAGTAGGCCGTGAAGCTCGTGTACGGCGGGAGTGAGACGCGGTAGTTGGTGCTGTTCTCGCCGATGTGGAATATCACCTCGCCCCTGGAGCCGAAGTTGATGTTGGTGGAACTTAGGCTTGAGCCGTAAGGATTCGTCACCACGCCGTCATGACGGATGATGCTGGGGCCGCCTGTAGTGCCGAGGGCAATCGTCGGCACAGCCAGTCCCGTGACGGGGTCAACGGGAGCGTCGGGCATAACCATCGCCGCGATGGAGTTCACGGTGTTTGCCGTGATGTAAGTGACCGGCTGCCGGGCAATCAGGGTCTGCGTTGAGCGCTCGGTCAGGGAGAAGACTCGGTCATTGCCTCCCTGCTGAAAGCGGCCACCATTGCCCGCGTGGTCCAGCGTGACCAGACCGTTGGCGCATCCGACCAGGACTCTGCCCTGCGCGGCGCAAACCGCGTTTGCGGTGTTGAAGGTCGCGAGCGCCCACCGCCCCCACATCGGCCGCCCAGGCTCGGTCAGGTCGTAGATGTTGAGGTTACTGGCTTCGGCCACGATCCCCGCCAGACGCGGGAAGTCGCGCTTGTTGCCTCGGAAGACTTCGGAGGTGGAGCCTTGGGTGGTCTTGGGCTCGTAGGCGGTCGCGGTGGACCCGAGTTCTAGTTGGGCGCCCCAGACGAGCGTTCCATTGCCTGCTGTGCCTGCATAAGTGAGGTTATTGTTAGCGTTACTACACCAAAGGGCTATATTTGGAGTCCCGCTGGCCGCAGTTGTAACAGTCAATATGCATCTATACCAGCCATTACCTACATTTTGAATTGACGCAGTAGCACCTGCGCCAATCGTTCCAGTAGCCCCACTTGATACGTCATACCAAGTCCAAGTAGATGCTGCTCCATTAAAGATATTCAAAACCAACCATGATCGCTCTGCCGCCTTACCGTACACCGACAGGGTGTAGGTTGTGTTTGAGCTCATTGCAGGGCCAGCGGTAACGGAAAAGGCTGCCGTAGTTGTTGTTTCCGCAATTTTGTTTGCGGTAGTTGTCCCGTTTGGGGCAACCGCTACGTTTGTCGTTACTACCGCGGACGCCCCGACGCCCCACCCCAAAGCGTTAAATTGCTCCGAGTGCGTAATCAGGTTCTTCCACAGCCGGTAGAACTTCCCGTCCGTGGTGAGTTGGAAGTAGTCGCTGGAGGCAGCGTGGCTGGTGACTTCGCGGACGGAGATGCCATCAACAAAAATAACCCCACCGTTGCTGTCAATAACAAACTGAACGTAGTTTGTTGCTTGCGTAGCGGTAAAGAGGCCGGTCAAGGCAACTGTTTGGTTTGTGCTTCCGGTTAAAGTCAGAACAGTGCCTGATCCAATAGAGGTGTAAACGCGCACATCCCCTCTTACAGCACCGCTTTGAATGGTTGCAGTTAATCTGTAAGTTCGACCAACAACACAAGTAATCGCCTGATATGCAGTATTGCCAGAGCCGCCAACCCGCGTTATTTCTATGCGCCCAGCAGACCACGCCGTAGTTGAGTCGGCGGCTGTCCACCCGCTGACGTTTGCATCAAACGCCCCATTCGTGACCAACTCAGTAGACGAAACCGTGGCCCCACTGATTCGAGCAAAAGACTCGCTTGAATGCGCCCCCAGCCACTTCCCGAAAATGTCCTCGTTCCACCAGGACGTGTGCTGGCACTTCTCCGTCCAGGCGCCGCCGTCGGAGTCCTTAGACGTGTCGTAGACGAACATCGCCGCCACGGCGTTCGGGCTGCGGTGCAGGGCCTGGGCGCTGACCCCCGAGAGGTCTTGCTGCGCCACGCTGGCCGCTGCGGCTGCGAAACCCTGCGCCTGGGAGGCTGCCGCCTGGGCGTTGCTGAGCGCCGACTGCTGGGCTTGTGCGGTGCCGTAGATGGCCAGGGCCTGAGCCGCCGAGCCGGAGGCTGCACCCGCGCTCGTGTTGGCTTGCGCGGCCGAGGTGGCGGCGTTGCTGGCCTGGGCGGTGGCCGCAGTAGCCTGAGCTGCTGCAAGGGCTACCTGAGCCTGGGACAGCGCGGCTTGAGTCGCTGCGCTCGTGGCGGAGTTGGCCGCGTTGGTCGCGCTGACGGAAGCGTTGGTGGCGCTCGTCGAGGCATTGGACGCCGACACCGAAGCAGCACTTGCAGAGTTTGATGCCGAGCTTGCGCTGCTACTTGCGGCTGTGCTGGAGGTGGCAGCACTGGTGGCGCTGTTGGAGGCGTTTACAGCCGAAGCCGAAGCGTTGGCCGCCGACGTTGCTGCCGCCGAAACCTGCGACTGGGCAGTTGATGCAGAGGCACCTGCTGCCGTAGCAGAGCTTGCGGCCTGACTTGCAGACGCTGCTGCTTCCGTAGCCTTGGTCGTGGCCGTCGTAGCCTGCGCAGAGGCCGTGGTCGCGCTTGCAGCGGCCTCGGAGGCCTTGGTGGTGGCTGTCGTAGCCTGCGTGGTCGCCGTGGTCGCGCTGGTGGCTGCGTTGGAGGCTGAGGTCGCAGCGTTGGTGGCGCTCGTGGAAGCCTCAGTCGCCTTTGTGGTCGCAGTAGAGGCGCTGGTCGATGCCTCGGTCGCCTTGGTGGTCGCAGTGGCGGCAGAGGTCGCGGCGCTTGAAGCGCTGGTAGTTGCCTCAGATGCCTTGGTCGTGGCGGTAGAGGCCGACGTAGCCGCCGAAGACGCGCTGCCGGCCGCAGCCGTCGCACTGGCCGCAGCCTCGGTAGCCTTGGTCGTTGCCGTGTTGGCAGCAGCCACCGCAGGAGCCACGGCGGCCACCGCCGCGTCAATGATCAACTGGCCGTCGCTCTTGCCCTCGTAGGCCGGCAGGTTGGCGATCAGGTGCAGCGAGGCGTTGGAGACGTTGGGCACGGTGGCCGTCGTCTTCAGCGTCTTGCCGTTGGGCGCGACGATGCGGATCGTGTAGCTCGACTCGGTGGACCCAAGCTGGTTGGGCCACAAGTCCAGAGTCGCTGCGCCGGAGGCGTTGGTTTCCGCCTCGATCAGGGTGGGGACGACGTACCCGTTGTAGACCTCGAAGCGATCGAGTCGCGCCGTGATCTTGGCGCCAGCAACCGGTGCTCCGGAGTCGTCGTTTACGGAGCAGGCTACTGCACAGGTCGGGATCGTCATCTTGGTTCCTTGGTTGCCGGGCCCTCTGGGCTCCGCTCACTGCATAAGGAGATCGGTGTCAGATTCGTCGCATACGCACCGACAGGTTTGATCTGGTGTGGCCATGAGACGAGCGCTGACGGGCCACGTTGAGACCAGCCTTGAACTCGTCGGCCTTGACGGTCGCAAGACCGGGATTGGTGTAGGGCTTGCTCGAAGACAGCAGAAGACGCCTCAGAGCGCCGGCCGCAATGACCTCCGCGTAGTCCTCAAACACGATGTCATCGATTGACGTCGAGGACCTGGAAGGCTTCACGGCCACCCGAAGAGTCAGGCCATTGGGGTATCGCTTGTCAGGAAGCGGCCACAGGGAGATCTGGCGCGGGTCCTTTTGCAGGTAGCGCGTCGGGATCGACGGCGCCGCCTGGAAGGAGCTGTAGAGCCTGTTGTAGATGGAGGCGTCCTTCACGATGTCCGGAAAGGCCGGATCGATTGGCGTGCCCTCCATCCAGGCTCTCATGACCTTGACAATGACTTCTCCGGAATTCGGCTCCAGGTCATAGTCGACCAAGCCCTCTTCGACGGTGATCGGGTCATGGTCGCGCACCAGCACGAGGCTCTTCTCGCAGAACTCAATACAAGCGTCCTTGACTGCCAGGAGCGCCGAAACTTCAGCGCACCCTGGGACGTCAATCAAGACCCGCGAGAGGAAGTCCTCGTAGGACGCCATCAGACACCGCCAGCTTGGATTGCCGCAGCGTTGGGCATAGAGCCCTTGCTGTTGAGGTCAGGCGAGAACGCCACGTCCTTCTGCGTCTTGATGCCCAGCATCGAGTACACCGTCTGGAGATAGCCTGCGGCAAGCTGCGGGTTCTGGGAGAACTCGGCATCCTTGCTGTACGAGCGGTACATCACGTAGTTCAGCACCGCCTCAAGATAGATGTCAGAGACCGTGAGATCGGTGTTCAGCGTGGTGGCCGGCGTGACAGAGTTGTAGACGATCTCGGTTGGCGCAACCGAGTACATCGCCTCAACCTTGGTCCCGGCAATCGCCGGCGGGTAGACGTAGAAGTTCCTGGGGTCGCGGTTGTCGTATATGAAGTGCTTGATCGTCCCGGCCGCGGTGGTTGTGTGCCACATTGGGTCTTGTGAGTCGAGCACCTCACGATCAACGTGCCGAATGGATCGACCACCGGTTGTGCCGTCAGCGGACAGATTCCGGATCACGTCCAAGAGCCGGAACCCTCCAGCCGGGATCGACTGCTTGGTTCCGACAATGAGCGTCAAGGCTCCGTTTGCAACGCTGGCATCCGGCCGCGTCATTGCGATCAGCTTCTGCGCGTCGTTGATCCAGGCCACCAACTCGTTGTCAAGCCAGCGGGTGCCGTCTTGGTCGTTGAGGAGGATTCGTGCGCGACTGGTGATGTCAGAGACTTTCATGCTTCATCCTTTTTGCGCGGCGGCTGTTTTGCCTCTCGCTTGAATGTTTCAATGGCGTCATCCAGCGGTGGCAGCGGTGGCCTTGACCGTGGATTCTGGGTGGGAGTTTTGGGCTCTGGCGCCTGTACTGGCGCCGGCTTTTGTGGCGGCTCGTAAGGCTCCATGTCGTCACGCTGTGCAAGGCGCTCAGACCACGGGTAGATGTACCCGGACCACTTCTGCTTCAGGTATTTGGTCATGCGAAAAAGGGGAGCCGGTTGCCCGACTCCCCCTCATGCCAGCTCACACTAGGTGGCTCAGCCGATCACTTCTTGATGTAGCCGGCGACCAGGGCTTCAGGCTTGACGACCTTGTAGCCGTACACGTTCAAGCCGCGCATGATGCTGCCGAACGTCGACTGCGCACGCAGGGTCTCGACGTTGGTGATCTGCGAGGCGAACGAGATGGCGTCGCGGGTGCCAGCCATGATGTTCCAGGCGGTCGAGTCAGCCGCCGCGCCGGTTCCGCCACTGGCGGCGTCCGTGCCAAGATCAGCGGTCGTGGCCAGGTTGTTGGACACATAGACCGTGAAGCGGTCGATCAGGCCCAGCTTGCCGTTGCGCAGAGGGGTGACGCTATCGCCGGTCAGGTACGCCTGCTTGAGGTCAGAGCGCTTGATCAGCGAAGCCATCCAAGCCGGGATCACGACCCAGCGGCCGGTCTCGGGCACGTTCTGCTCGTCCAGGCACAGGCCCATGTCCAGGATCATGTCCAGAACCGTGGAGCTGGTGACCTGACGAGGAGAACCCGTGGCACCCAGGTTGATGCCGCTGGAGATCACGCCCGCATTGGCGCCCTTGTTGCCAGTAGCCGCATCGGCGTACACGTTGCCAAGCACGTCGCCGTCGATGGCAATCTTCATCTGCTGACTCGCGTCATCAGTGAACATATCCATCAACTGGACGTCGGCCTGCACCTTGTCCACGTCGTCCAGGACCACAGCAAAGTACTTGCCCTTATCGATGTTCAACTCCAGCGGAGTGCTGGTCGGAACCTGATTGGTCAGGTTCATGCCCTTGCTGTAGTTGTTGATCGTGATGGTCGGGATCGAGCGGATGCGGACCTTGTCGCCCATGCCCTTGATCTCGGACTCCCAGTCGTTGTTCGTGATCTCACCGAGAACGGTGGACTTGTAGAACTTGACCTGGAGCTTGCCGGACCAGATCTCAGGGATGAACTTGGATCCGCCGGTGCCGGCGTACGAGTCAACGCCGCTGCCGGCGCCGTAATAGTTTCCAGAGACTGCGATAGACATTTGAAACCTCGATGAGTTGAAGCCAGTGGCTTACCGGACCCTTCGGTCGCGGACAGCCTCCTGGATGTCCTTTTCAATCGCGGCAGACTGCTCGACGGAGTACTCGCCTCGGCGATCACGTGCGTAGAAGTCCGCTACCTCCGCCCGGGTCCAGATCTTCTTTCCTGGAGGCGGGGAGTCGGCCCTCGTTGTCACTGGCGCCACTTGAGACTCCAACGAATCTTCTGCTGCAACCTGGGTCTTGGACTTGGTCTTCTTGAAGGCATCGAAGAACCGGGCGACGCGCATCGCGTCCTTCCGCTTCTCCGCCTGAGAAAGAAGCTCTTGCCTCTGGTAGCCGGTCAGTTCATCGTGTTCGGCAAGCCAACTGTGAAACTCTGGGTCGTCGTTGATCGTCATCCAGTCCGGGATTGACGCCGCCAGCTTCTCGTAGAAGGTGGCCTCATGCGTCTGCTCGGACGTCGACTTGATCGACTTCAACTGCGACTTGAGTTCTGCGATCTCCTGGTCCTTGGTCCCGACCTCTTCGCGCGCTGCGCGTCTGATCAGGTCCACCAGGGGTTCGCCGAACTCCTGAATTTCCTCAGGCTTGACGAGTGACTGCCTGTCCTTTGCTGCCTCCAGGGCTGCGATCTTCTCCCGCAGCTCGGTCATCTCGGCGTCTCGCTCTTTCAGCGCGGCGTTCAGCCTGGGGATCTCTGCGTTGTACTTGCCATGCAGGGATCTGTACCGGGCTTCCCAGGGCTCGTCTCCCGTGTTTGGGGCGGGCACTGGCGGCGGCGGAGGGGGCGGCGGCTCCTGGGGAGGCGCTGGCGCCGGCTCTTGGGCCGTAGGCTGCGGTGGTGACTTGAGACGGTTGAGTGCCTCTTCTGCCTTTCGCTCCGCCTCTAGGACGGCACGTGGGAGATCCAATTCCAACTCCTTGAGCCTTCACTGTCCGCCGCGGGCCTTGCGTATCCGCGCCTTCAAGCTCCGGTGTTCTCGGGACCGGTGAAACGCCACCGATGAAGCGTTTGCCCAAATGGGCTATTTGCGCCTGGAGTGCTGTGTCTGGCGTGACGTCCTGGTCTTTCTGATCAGGTCGTCGAGCGTCTGACACGCTCCTTGCTGCCACCTCAGAATGACTTCGTCTTTCGTGTGGTGGCTGGCGGTTTTAAGGTCAGCAAGAGACTCCTCAAGCCAACCCAGAACCACCTCGAATTCCGAACTGCCCTCCAGGGAGGCCAGTGCCGCGGTGACTCTATCTGGGGTTTGTTTGAGCACGCTTTACTTGCGGTAGTCCTGGTGGCCGCGAGTGCCGCCGGTGCCGCCAGATGGGCCAACACAACCGCAGGTTCTGGCCGCCGAACCCACGAGGCCCCCGTCAGCCATGTAGGCCATCGGGGCGGCGCGGTTCATTGGCTGCCGCTGCATGGGCGCGGGTCTGGCCATTGGCCTTGGCATGGCTCGCTTCATCATGGCGTCATCCCTTCTTCATGGGCTTGGAGGCGTACTGAGACGCCGACATCTTTCCGCTGGCCAGCTTCTGGCCAGTAGCCTTCAGTCTGGCTGGTGACTTGGTGTCGCCCTCAGCCTTTTCGCGTCTTGCGTATTCGGCCGGGCTGACCTTGCCAGATCGGACCATCTGCGCTTCCTTGCGTTCTTCTGCGGTCGTCTGTTTGCCGCTGAATGCCTTTGTTGCCATATGTACCTCTACAAGGGTGGGAGAACGCCCGGGTCAGCGGGCATCTGGGCGTCGCTGGGCGCTCCTGGCGCTGCGACCTGCTGCTGGCCGCCAGCCATCTGCTGGGCCGCCATCTGGAACTGCATCTGCTTTTGCTGGTCGAACGCCAGCTTGTCGGGCGTGGGCACGATCCGGCTGGTGTCCATCTGGAGGGAGTCCGCCACCTCGTGGAGCAGGTAAGCGCGGCCGGGCAGGCCGACGATCTGGAGGTCGACGGGGTTGGCCGTGGACTGGAGGAACTCCATGCGCCGCTGCTGCAACTGCTCCTTGAGCACCATGCCCATGGCGCCACGGGCGATGACCTTGAAGTCACCCTTGATGGCCGGGTCTGGGTCGTAGAGCATGTTGTGGATGTAGAGCCGGTCCACCATGGCGGAGACCACCTCGTCCAGGGCGGCGATGGCGGTCTTGATGCCCTTGGCCGCGTTATCCATGAGCATGGACAGGCCTGACGCTGTGCGGCCGGCGCCACCACCGGTCTGGCCGGAGTAGAGGTAGGCCGGGATGCCGGTCACCTCGTCGGCCAGCTTCATGAAGTACTGGTAGACGTTGAGAAGCTCCGACGAGTTCATGTTGGGCTGAAAGAAGCGCACCGCAGGCTGGCCGCCGCCTGTTCGATCGGATGTGGTCTGCCAGATCTTCCAGGGAAACATTGAGGTCACGTCCTCGCCGTCAGGCAGGCGGTCGACCTGGATCTCCGCTTGGGGACCGGAGGCGATGCCCATGTTGTTGGCCAGCGATCGGGCGGCCGCGTTGCACATGGTCTGCACGTCTCGCATCTGCTCTGGCAGGGCGGTGCCCCAGAAGGAGCCGGGGATCTCGTTCCACTGGGCGATCTCGTACGGGCGACGCCCCAAGGGGTCGGGGTTGATGGACACCTTGATGCAGAAGGGGCCGATCTGCCAAGCGGTGATCTCGTACTCGCGGTTCCACTCGATGGGCGTCTTCTTGGTTGGCTTCAGGCCCCAGTCCAGGAGCATCTTGCCGCTGACCGAGCCCCAGAACTCCAGCGCTTCGATCACCTCATTGGTGAAAAGGCGGGCGTGCGGCTTGCCTTCTAAACGGTCACGCTCCTGGTCGCCCATCAGCCACTGGCGGAAGCCGGTGTCGCCGAAGCGTTCGAGCGCCTGGTCCAGCGCTTCGTCGTTGTAGCCAGGGACGCCACGCAGGTCCTGGAGCGCCGCGCGGGACAGGCGGTGGCGCTGGATGAAGAAGCCGTCCTGTGGCGAGCTGGCGTTCGGAGACGGGTAGGCGTCGTAGGGTGACACGCGCTCGAAGTTCTTGGCGTAGTCGC